CAGCGTCGGGGGCCGGAGCATTGGAAGAGATTTGATTCAATGTCTCTTGAATATCTTTGAACTCAGTCTCGGTGATTCCACGTTTTTCGTTCAAGTCAATCGCAAGCGTCTCTGGAGTTGGGGACGCATTATATTCCGAAAAGAACTCAACGATTTGTTCAATGATGGTTCGCTCCGCCTTGATGCTGAAATACTCAGGATCAATAAACGGAACGACCTTTCGCGCAAAGTCCTCGTTACGGACCAGGTTGCGAATGATTGTGTATTCCACTCTATCCACTAAAAAGTTACCTTTCTCTTGATGGTAAGGTTTCCATCTTCATCTTCTGTTTCGGTTACTTCCGAGTTGTCGATCGCGGTCTGAACAATGTCCATCAGAATGTCTCCGATCAATCTCTCAAAGTCCCACTTGACTTCATCCTCAAAAGTCTGCTCCTGTAACTGTTCAGGAACAACAAGAATATCATAGACGAAGTTGGCTGTCAAATGATCATCACTCTCTTCATTTACCTGTAGCTTCACTTTACCGTACCGATAAATGACACCCTCAAATGGCTCTTCTTTCAGACGAATACACCAAGCATCTTCTGTGCCATCGAGATCAGGGACCATCTCGTATCGTTCACTCACCTTGCTCATCGGTTTCCTCCTCTACAATCGCAGACCCATAACAGAACTTCGCTTTACAAACGCCGTCGATCGCATCCAACACTTCCTTTGTGAAATACTTCTCCGGGTTCTTTAGGATCGTCTTGCCGAACTGGGTTGTTCCATCAGGCAGCTCGAACTTGGTTGACATCTTCTTGAACACACCAGCTTCAACAGCCAACTCAAGAAGCCCATAGTGTCGCGACAAACCACTATCGTAGCGAAGCAACACATCAATCATCATATTTTCTTTGGTCAATCGGCTCTTCTTGTTCAGACAATGAATGATGTTTCCAACAACCTCAGTTCCATCCTTCTCCTTCTTCTTTGAAAGAAACACGATGTAGTCAGAGGCATACTTCAGACCAGCGCCACCACTCATCTCCTTCGTCGAGAACATACCCATTGTCTCGTAGGTGTGATTGGTGACGATCATCGGAACACCAGCCTTACCGAGCTTCAACGTCAACACACGAAAGGTTGCACGAACGAGCTGCGCTCGCGTCATGTCTCGTGTCTCTTTACCTTCAGCGGTATCCTCAATCTCCTTGGTCGTCGAGAGCATTCCGAGACTATCCAAACAGAACATCATCGGAGGGCGATCCTTCTCGGCTACCTCCAGATACTTGTCGAGAATCGTAACAGCTTGATGCCGAAACTCCTGAACGGTCGCGACCGGAACAGAGATAACACGATCAGGATCAATGTCACGCTCGATCAACATCTGCTTCGTAATGGCATCCTCACTCTCAAAGTAGAAGCACGCACCTTCAGGATTGTCTTTAAGAAATTGTTTGACAATACCCAGAGTGAAAAACGTCTTACCAGTAGAACTCTCACCAGCCAGCGCGACGATCTTGTTATTTGGAATGCCACCATAAATGCTTCCGCTCAAAAGAGCATTCAGCACATACGAACCAGTATCCACCCACGCTTCAACATCACCGAACTCATTTACATCAGGATTGATCTTACTGATCGACCGTGTAATGTCTTTGAAAAAACTCATCTTTCACCAAGCTCCCTAAAATATTCAACCAATTCTCGGTATCCGCCGATCACTTCATTTCCAGCATATACCTTCGGAACAGTCAGAGGTTGTTCCATACCTTCAAATATATGGATGAACTCATCCCGACTAAGATCATCAGGAACATTCAGCACATCAACGGGAACATCATACGTCTTGAACAACGCCTTTGCTTTTACGCAATATGGGCAGTTGTCTTTGCTGATCATCATATAGTAACTCACGAGAAGAATGCCTCCAAAGTGGATTTGCGTTCTGTTTGCCATCCAATCGTATCGAGAATGATTTTCAACGGTTCGACGAACGCCTTATCGAACTGAGTGTCATGGTCGATCACATTGCTTAGATTAAACTCAGCCGGAATGCGCTCATCAGGGAACGAGATGACCGGAGCCATGGCTTCGTTCGGTTCACGAAGATGAACAAACTTGAGCTTGTCGCCGTCACGAATCTCTTCATACTTCTTCGCAACACCACGCTCCTCGCGCATGTGATTATATATCAATGCTCCCTTGACATGAATCGGAGTGCTTTTCTTCCAAATGGTATCTGCTGACCGATACTTTCGCAGACCATTAACGCCACGAGGAAACGCAATATCATCCAAAGGCAACGTCTTGAACTCCTTACGAAACGCTTCAATGAAATCAATCACATCGCTTTCGGTATGGGTCAGAATCAGTCGCATCACTTTCTTGAGATTGTCCCGGCAAGCTGCCGGAGTCGAAGACTTGACTGCTTCCAGACCCATGATCTTCAGCTTCGGCTCATCGTAGCGCACACCTTCGCTATCATGGACGTTGAGCATGTAACGCTTCTTGGCGACCCACACTCCACGATCCGCGATGACCTCTCGTTCCATATCCATCTTCTGTTCATAGGCATTCATCGTATCGGACAACTCCTGATACGACTTGTCAATGAAAGGTTGGATCTTTTTCTGGCACAGACTGTCAAGGAAATCAATGACCTTGCTTGTTTCAGGGAGATTGTCGCCGTAGAACTTATCCACTACAGGCTTGAGATTCAGATAAACCGAATCTGTGTCACCCGCGATGACGAACTGGTTGTCCTCTGTTCCACATGCTTTGTTCAGAAACTCATTCAATCGAGTCGCGATCCAACGAATAGAAAGCTGCCCGGACATTGTGATCGCTTCTGCTTGTCGCAGATCATAGTGGCGAAAGTATTGATTCCCCAAAGCGCCATAAGCTGAGTTGAGCTGAACTTTTCTAGCAAGCTGAAAGTTTTTGAACTTCGCGATCTTGTTCTTGATCGCATCACGTTCAGCCAGCCCACCGGTACAATCAACAAGCTCCTGCTCTGCTTCAATCATCGACCGCTTGTATTCCTTGCGCTGATTATACAACATCTGCATCATCTCAGGGAGAAATCCACGAACATCGCGCCGGAATGTGTGACCATTCGCAGCAACACAAACATCCGAGTTTTTGAACGATACCTTGCGATCAATCACATCCTGAATGCTAATTTTCTCGGTATGTGAAGTCAATGTCTCCGGCGAAATGTTATACATCATAATCAAATGCGGATACAGAGACGCAAGGTCGAAACTCACAACCCAGTCGTGCATACCAGTAATGGGTTCAGCGACATAAGCACCCGCATACTTTTCATCCTTCTTGGACTCCTTCTTTTGCGGAATGACAATGTGGCGCTCCATCAAATAGTTGTGGATCATCACATCCCACATACGCACTTGCGAGAACACATCGTTGAGATTGACTTTCGCAGAGTAAGCCAGAGCATAGGCTTGCTCAATGAACTTCATCTTTGCTTCAAGCCGCTCGATAAGCTCAACGTCTTGAATGTTGTAGTCGATGAACTTCTGATAGTCGTTGTCATACAAATCATGTAGAGTGCCATACTCGGAGTAGTCAACCTTCTCCTGCCCCAACTCGATATATGCGATATGGTTCAGCTTGTAGCTCGATTGCTGCGTGAAGGTGAACTTCTTATAAAGCTCAAGATAATCAAGAATGGCAATTCCAACAAGTGTCATAGCCATTTGTTCACGTCCATGAATGATCGCGTTGCGCGTTGTGAAGTGCCCCCATGGAGACAGCTTTCGCGCGGTATCCAGATCAAACACATTCGTAATACGATTGACCAGATATGGAATATCAAAGAACTGAACATTCCATCCAGTCACAACATCCACATCCAAAGCACGCCATGTCGCAATGAACTGCTGAAGAAGATCCTCTTCGTCTTCCGCAAGGTAATACTCAACATTACCCTGTCGAACGTCATAGTCCTTCAGACCGAAGACGTAATACTTTCCAGCACTCTTTAGAGAGATAGCAGTAATCGGCTGATCCGCATCAGCGGGTTCAGCAAATCCGTTTCGGGTTTCAACCTCGATGTCCAGATACGCTACACGAATCAAATCAGCATTGTAATCAATCGTCTTGGGAAATGCTTTGTTGATGAACTCGTATTGCGGGGGAATGTTGCCATACACATTGAAGTTAGACATTCCCTTATAGCGGTCGATGAAATCACGAGACGCTTTGATGCTCTCTTGAGGACGCGGAAGCACGAAAGTCCCATCCAACGCCTGCCATCCGGTAGGTTCGTTAGACGGGACATATAGAGTGGGCTTGAAGTTAGCACGCTGCTGAACCCGTCGCCCATCCTCGTAACCGCGATAGAGTAGCTTCCCTTTGAAGTTTTCTACGCTAGTGTAAAGTCTGTCAACCGACATCAATCACTTTCTTGTTGTAAAATTCGAGAGTTTCATCCGAAGGTTCATAGATGAACAGAATATGATCGGCTCTTATATCTACCTTTTTATCTTTGGCATATACAAGGATATTGATAACACTAACTCTTTCTTTGTTCTCTTCGTCTTTATAATACACCAACGAAAGAGGATTTTCAAGTGTATAATACTCATCTCGATGAAGTTTTGATACTTTGGCAATGATCGGAGCGGACCCGCTGATAGGATGAATCACTTTCACTTCACTCATTTTCTTGTCCTCCATGATATACAAGTATCGGAAGCTGTAGCTTCGTTAAACTATCGACCCTGCCTGTTGGTGGCAAGTCGTTTGCAATTTGAAAATCAATAACTGCTTGAGCAGTTTCATTACCAAACACGCCATCAACATGAACCATTCGTTTTCCATTGGAACCTAACCAATGATTTAGTTGCCGCTGAAGTTGAACAATCGCAACTCCGGTATCGAACAGTTCAAGTGCAGCCGTAATGTCTGTTCTATTTCCTCCAAGCACACCATCAGCATCGAGCTTTAGATAATGTTTGTAATCAAAGACTGGGCACGATTTGTTTGATACTTCACAATGCCCATGAAAGGTAACATTGCCGTTGTGTGCGTGATTGATCTCGTAACACAAGTGAATCAATGAATCGAGCTGAACTAAACGAAAGTCTGTCTGTCGTAATCCTGCCAAACAAATCGCAACTGATCCTGTGTTGTGCCCCTTCTGTGCTGCTGGCTTCTTTTCAATGTCTCGACCATGCCATATCTTTCCTTCAAAATCAATGAAGTAGTGATAGCCGATCTCATCAAATCCTCTCTTACGATGCCACATATCAATCACATCAACACGAGCATGTTCAGGAAGGCCCGAAGCAGAGCAATGAAGAAATACCTTGTTGATGATTCGCGTCTCTGGTTTTCGATAAAGCGGTGTTGTCGTCGGCGGCCGCCCATCCATAATCATATCAATTTACTCCTGTAGAACCAAATCCTCCCGCCCGAGTTGTCTTCCGCGCAGGAGGTTCCATGATCTCTTGAGGATACGCAATGTAATTTTCGACAAGCTCAGCCTGACATACACGCTCTCCATGATTAACGGTAAACTGATGATGCCCAAGATTGATGATAGGAATCTTCACCTCTTCCACATAATCAGAGTCAATCACACCCTCTGCGTTGATAAGTGTGATGCCGTTCTTAATAGACAATCCCGACCGAGGATGAAGCCGAATGCTATACCCGTCGGGAATGTCAAAAATGAGCCCGGTGCGAATTAAAAGTCTCTGCCCTGGATCAATGATGTAAGAACCATTCGGACAATATGCTCTAATATCAACACAGGCTGAACCAGCGGTTGCGAGCGAGGGATGCTCGACTTCATCAAACATTCTATAATAACGCACTATCACTCCTCAAGGTTATTCATTGCATTTCTCACTTCAACGGCCATTAGACTCATTGCCCATTTACCGTTACGAGTATTCGGAACTTCCAACTCCTCTGCTGCCTCGACTGCAAACTTCCGGCCGCGAACACGAGAGAAGAACTGTCCTTTCGCATCTCCAAACACAGGCTTTCCGACAACGTGCTTCTGATTGTAGTCAGGAAAGGCGTTGCTGCGCTTCGACGTTCCGTATAGGTATCCCTTCTTACCGAAGGGAACGCTCAGGATACTATCCTGATCGTATAGACGACCGAGCTTGATAAGATCGCGCTCAAGCTCTCCGCCATCATCACCATCAACCTTGTGATTGGCTACAAAGAATGACTCTTCTCCGACTTCGCGCTCGTCTTCACTTCCGAAATTCTCCATGTAGCTACCCTTCACCTTGATGACCGAGTAACCTTTGTCGAGAAGATAGGCTAAAACTTTCTTGTTATTGGCCTTGTTCTCGGCCCTGGATCTACCACCACGCTCAGCCGTTACTGCGCCAACAGCATACTTTTGCGTTTTCTGATAAATTCGGGTAAGACTTGCTTCAAGTAGAGTTTTCATTTCTATCATTTCCTATCGTATACTTAGACACGAGATTCCATTGTGCTTTTTCTCGATGTGGCACAATCTTGATGCTTCTCATTGAGAGCTTTTCATCAACATCATCGACTAAATCGACCAATCCCCACTCTGCGAGCAACGCAGCGATTGTATTTCGCCTTTGTGCATCCTCATCCGTGAAGTTCGTTCGACCACTTTTGCCATCGAGAATAAACAATTCCTTGAAATGTAGTATAGCATATCTTCCACGCTTATGTAATATATGACAGGATTGACTCAGTGTCATATTTTGCTTGGATGCTATACCAATTCTTGTAAGGGTTTCTTTGACCTTCAGGAAGTTTTCATCATTCGGTAACGTAACTTCAACACCCAGTCCATTGAAAATATCATCATCTGCCATTTTGTCACTCCTTCCTCGGAGTGACTATTTAGCGAATCTTACCCTTACCGCCAGTGTTGAGTTTCTGACGCAACTCTGACATTTGCTCTGGTGTGAGCAAATCGGCAACTTCCATTGCACGCTGCGAGGAATACCCATACACCTGCTGAATGACCTTCACATCGTCCTCAATGTTCGCTTTGTGCCATCGACTAAATCGGCTCTTCTGACGAACGGCTGTTCGTAGATAATCGAACTGGAGCTTATGGTCGATCCAATGTCTTCGGTTCATCTCATTTGCGAACAATACGGTATCCGAGAAGTAACTCAGAGTCCGATTGATCGGAAACGGAGGATACTCTTTTTCCGCAAACTCGTCTTCGTCCATCAACGGCTGCTTGCTCTTATTGATGGAGGTGAGAAAATCACCCAACTTCATCTATTCGTCTCCATGTGCCATGTAGAAACTCGTGGGCAGACATATGATCGTGAATGATCGGAATGTTGTGGTCTTGGGCAAACTCAAACTCAATTTGAGTGCCTGTTCCCTTCTCCCAGCCCGGTGCTAAGAATAGCATATCTGAACGAGAAATCAACACCAGATCCTTGCCAATACAGTCCTCATACTTCATTAACCCACGATCATACGCCCACATATCCATCTCCAGCGGGCATATAACTGCCCACCCGAGATTGGTAAACACAGCAGAGTGATACCGGAGGAGGTCGCGATTCTTTTTTTGATCCTCCTCCGGTAACTTACCACCATCACTAAATCTTCCACCAACATAGATTAGCGGCATTTGCTTGATGCGTTCATCGTAGAACGATTTGTTGTAAATGTCACTCATTACAGCCCCAAGTGTTTGACCATGTGGCATGTTTGATGAAGCATTTCACAATTAGATTCCACAGTATCTCCACCCACAACAACCGGAATGATGTGATGTGCGTGCGATTCGTCCAAGGTTAGCGGCTTCTCGCACCCAGAGCATACATTTCCCTGATTACGCAATACTCGCATTTTCACTGCTCGGGTAAAGAATCGCTTCTGCCCCTTATTTACCAGATTAATTCCGCATACCTTATGATCGAAATTGTTGTAGTTTTCCGAAAAATACTCCCTTAGAATGTCATTCTTGAGCTTCCACTCTTCTTCATTCTTTCTTCCGCAGGCCTTTGTATATGCAAAATATTTCGTATCCTCTTCAGGATTTTCGCGCATATATTCGTGCGCTTCAATGAAGCTCGAAGCGAACAATCCATAATCTTTAATCAGCTTTCCGATCTTCTTTTCCTGCCAATTCTCAATCCCCAACATGAACATCGCAATGCCTTCGATCATAATAGGAGTGGTGAAATCCTTACGACCCTTTGGTGCGGCTCGCAATACCTTATTCAATTCATCCAAAAAATCATAATACTCTGTCAAAATTTTCTTAGACAACCCATCTTCACGATTCTGAATCATCTGCCAATATCCAGGCCCATCATTCTTACTGCGAAGAAGTCGAAGCACTCCTTGATCATTCATGGACATGCTATACGCTGAATAGATACTAGAATCATTATTCGGATCATTCTTCTTACAAAAAACCATAAACATCTTTGATGCAAAGTCAATCCGATTTTTGAGACTGGCTGTGTGGTACCATTCTCCTCTTTCAAAATCAGCCCACAACGGGTGTCTCTGTTTTCGCTTCAATGGAAGCTCATCAAAGATTTCAGGAATCTTATACTCATCCTCACCCTCCCACCGTTCTCCGAGCCCAGTGGTTATACGAATGATGTTCATAGCATCGTTCATATAAGCATTCATTACTTCATATACACTAAGGGGGATTCCCGAATTTAATTGACGGAATAGTCTGGCGCGCTCTTCTGCTGTAGCATTGAAATAGACATATATGTGCAATTCATATTCCAACAAATTCTTTCTATCGGATAGAGACAGATCACGAAAATATACAGTCTTACCCTCCCATTCAATAGAAACTCTATTTTGAACAAACTCGATGAGATGAGTTCTGCGATGGTTCGCATCCTCAATCCAATACTTTCCCCTTTGTCCTCGATATTTCCCGGTCTTTCCCGTTTGTTCGCGATACTTATCTACAAGATGGAACGGTCCAATGGGTTCTCCTATTAGAACTGATCTAAGAATAGGCTCACGCAGTTTTAACTTTGCAGCCGTATCACAATATGCACGCTGATTTAGAGAAGGCTCAACATTCCATGCAGTAAGTGGATCGCCCATGAATTCACCAACCGTAATTGTAATCAGCTTCCAATCTCCTCGTCCCAAACCCATATTAAAGAATCCTTTCAAACAAATGGTCATACACAAAAAGTGTGTAGTCATGCTGTAAGCCTAGCTTACGTTGATTTTTTACGTTACCTGTTTTTGTTTTTTGTGAGTGCAGTTCCGCCATCAACTCACCAAGTGCAAAGACTGCCTGTTGGGTATCACATCCAGCCACTCTTTCTGTGATATAGTCTCGCATCTTATTATCGAGCCATTCCCATTCAGTTTTCGTCATTGGATCGTCGAACTGAGATTTGACTGGCCACTTTACATATTTCAATGCACCCATCATCCCCTCACTTGAACTTAGCGTCCACCATTAGTTCGGTTAAACAGGCTACAAGATTCAACTCACCATCTGCACAGAAGGCGTGCTTGTAACTGTAGTCCGCTAACGTAACCACAGTCTGCGGAATGCTTTCCGGTTCGATATATTCATACAATGAATCATAAATCTTACGGAAGATTCGCGTCGGGTCATTGTCGATGTTTTCAACAACCCACTTTCGCATGGACTTGAAGTCCTTCTCACGCAGGGCTCCCATCAGCGTCTTGATAGAAACATCAGCAACTTGTACCAGAATACCAGTATCAATTTTCCCACTGACTGAATATCGTTGAAGCTCATTGATTACTCGCCTGAAATCAGGGAAGTGCTTCTTGATAAGCTCCGCGATAACTCTGCGGTCGAAGTCGATCCCCTCGCTGGTCAGAACATGCTCCATGCGAGCCATAAACTGGCTTGCAATCTGAGGCTTGTCTGCATTGTTGATACGAAAGTCGATCACGCTACAGCGAGAGTGAATGGGATCAATAATTCGATTCTTGTAGTTACAAGTGAAAACGAATCCGCAGTTTCCAGAGAACTCCTCGATGAACCCACGAAGTGCAGGCTGCGTCGAGGAAGGATTAAGATAGTCGGCCTCATCGAGGATGACCATCTTTCTCGCGCCACTGAAACTTACCGTAGAGGCAAACTGCTTGATCTTCGTTCGTAGAACATCAATCCCGCTTTCCTCTGACCCATTGATGATGATGTAGTCCGCACCAATCTGCTCGCACAAAGCACGAGCTACTGTCGTCTTGCCAGTTCCAGCAGAACCAGCCAGCAGAAGATTAGGAATATCCCCAGCCTTGAGGAATTCATCGAAAGTGGCTTTGATACTTGACGGTAGGATACATTCATCAATCGTTTTGGGTCTATACTTTTCGACCCAAAGGAACTCTTCATTGTTCAAACTCATTTAGTAGTTGATCCTGTTTATTTAGTTGAACTTTGAGTCAGCCTGCTCTACTGCAACAAAATAACGCGCAGTATTTCCAACAAACTCAGAGATTCCGTTGGTTGCAATGCTCACAACGTAATCATCCTGAATGATCTTCAGATTGTCGAGCTTGAAGACCATCGAAAACGAGTTGCCGGGAGAAGTAACAACCTCGTCGTCCTGAAGTGCAACAGCGATCTGGTTTGATGTGCTGTTCTTTACATCGGTTGCGCGAAGCTCCACGTCTCCTTGTTCATCTCCCGCAATGACGATGTTGGGAAGCCCAAGCACATTCGCTGCCTTGAGAGCCTTCTGGAGATTTTCCTTCTTGATGACAACCTTGATGGCAGGATCAATCGTCAACTCACGATCAGGAACGGTTACGATTGTATTCGGATCAGCATAGACATACCTGACCTTGCTGTTACCATCGGTAATGACAGCATATCCATCCTCAAACACAACGTCAGGATCATTGAACAGAGAAAGAGTGCCAAGGAACTGGCTCAGATCATAAACGCAAAAGTCATCGAATGTCTCAGAGACAACTGCGCTCGCGAGCAAAGCCTTACCGGGAGAAATGGTTCGCAGAATATTTCCAGCCTTGACCTGAAGCCCGTTGTTGATCGAGGCAAAATTCTGGAGAATGGAAATGGTTTCACTTGAAATCTTCATTATGTATTTTCCTTATCAGAGACTCTACGAGTCGTTCTTGTATAGTATAGTTACTAAAGCACAAATGTCAACTGATCGTCCGAAGATGGCACATTATCATCATCGAAATACATCAGCAGAATGGTATAGTGGAGAGCCTTGAGCAGATCCTTGCGATTCTTGCCTCCCTTCTTACCCCAGCGCGAAAGATACTTGATCGCGTTAGCCTGACAGAACGGAACAGCGATGCCGATCGAATGAAACAACTCCTGAATCTGAAGTGCTTCCTTGCCACCTGCACCGCCAACGTAATGTTGCCCATAGGTAGATTCGATATACTCGCGAAGCTCCTGCATCAACTCGTCTTCACGAAACTTGAAATCACTCATCTGGAAAATATTCCTCCATTGTCACAAAACGCATAGGAACTTTCAATTCCTCACACGCCTTTTCATTATGAACCCACACCTTCTGTTGGTGCGTAACAAACAAGTGCGGCCGCAACTGCTCAATCTCATAACCAACACTCAGGTCATCCGGCTCAATGTCCGTAAATGGAGCGTATCGAAAATCTGCTCCGTGATTAGTAACAAGAACCGAATCCACACAATCGAGTGCTTCAAGCTGTTTGATTCGAGCATTGACACGATTGCCTCGATTGGTAACTCCCATATCAACTCGACGATCGTTGTATAGAATA